TACATGAACCGCGAGGAACTGATCGCCCGCTTCGGCCCGAAGATCGGCAAGGTCATCCCGGTCACCAAGAGCAAGTCGGGCGGCGTCCAGAACGACCCGTGGGAGAAGGCCGGCGTCTTCGAGATCTGGGACAAGACCACGCAGTGCGCCTACTGGCACGTCCTCGGGTTCGATCTGATCTGCGATTACAAGCCGGACCCGTTGAAGCTCCGGGGTTTCTTCCCGTGCCCGCCGCCGATGATGGCGAACGCGGCCACCAGCAAGTACATGCCCCGGGGCGACTACCTGCTGGCCCAGGACCAGTACCAGCAGATAGACGAGTTGACGACCCGGCTGAAGTACCTGATCCGCGCCTGCAAGGTCGTCGGCGTCTACGACAAGAACAGCACCCCCATCGGCCGGGTCTTCACCGAGGGCCTGGAGAACCAGATGATCCCGGTCGACAACTGGGCCGCGTTCGCCGAGAAGGGCGGCCTGAAGGGCCAGATGGACTTCGTCCCCATCGAGGTGATCGCGGGCGTGATCGAGCGCCTGACGAGCCAGCGCGAGGTGTTGAAGGCCAACCTCTACGAGGTGCTCGGCATCGGCGACATCATGCGCGGCATGACCGACCCGGACGAGACCCTCGGGGCCCAGCAACTGAAGGCCCAGTTCGGCGGCAATCGCCTCCAGTTCAAGCAGCAGGCCATCGGCGAGTGGGTCGCCCAGGGCCAGCGCATCAGGGCCCAGATCATCTGCGACAAGTTCCAGCCGCAGACGATCCTTGAGCGCAGCAACATCGAGAAGTCGCCCGACGCGCCGCTGGCGCAGCAGGCCATCGCGTTCCTGAAGGAACCGGGCAACTCGAAGTTCTACCGGATCACCATCGAGTCCGAGACCATGGCGATGGTCGACTGGGCCCAGGAGCGCGACAGTCGCAGCCAGTTCATGCAGGCGGTCGGCACCTTCGTCACCGCCGTCACGCCGCTGATCGAGTCCAAGCCCGAGTCCGGCCCCATCGTGCTGCAGATGATGAAGTGGGGCCTGGGCGGCTTCCGGATCTCCAAGGAGATCGAGACCGTGCTCGACCAAGCCATCGCGGCTGCGCAGCAGCCGGTCGCACCGCCCGAACCCAAGCCGCTCGAAGAGGCAGCGGTCCGAGAGAAGGAGGCCAATGCCGTCAAGAACAAGACCCAGGCTGTCAAGAACCTCGCCGACGCCGGCCAGAAGAGTGCTGAGTCCATGCTTCTCAGCCCTGGCGGCATCGGTCCCGGCGGCATGGCGATGCAGCCGCCGCCCAACGTAGCACCATTGCAACCTGCGCCCATGCCGGGCGCGCCCATCCAGTAGGAGACTTCGATGACCGCAACAGCACCCAAGAAGCCCGTCGCCAAGGACGTGAACAAGCCCACCGCCGAGGAGAAGGAAGCCCTGGCCCAGTGGCAGAAGGAGTCCGACGACTACGCCCGGAAGATGGCGGCCGAGGACCAGCCCGAGAAGGGCAAGCCCCAGGCTGAAGGCAAGGAAGGTAAGAAGGGCGAGCGCCCCGAGGGCCAGCCGGTCGACGGCGAGCCCGACAAGTTCGCCACGGGCGGGGCGACCTTCGATGAGAAGGAAGACTGGCGCAGGGCCCACCCCGAGGGCGACCCCGCGTACCGGACGTACGGGCGGGACGACAAGGAGAATCCCCTCGGCGACGGCGCGACCCGGGACAGCCCCGAGAAGCGGCTGGAGATCGAGAAGAAGCACGCCGAGAAGCTGCCCAAGGAGATGCGCCCGAGCGAGGACGACATCAAGCGGGTGATGAACCGGCCGATGGACCGCCCGGTCGGCACGCCCCAGCACGACACCGGACGCGGCCCCGTCGATGACGAGAGCCGCTACCCGAAGGGCCCCTTCCCCGACGTCAAGGACAAGGACGACGAGGGCGACAAGCCGGACCAGACCGAGAAGCGGCCAGGGGCCAAGCCGTGAGAGCCAGCGTGGTGATCAAGCCGGACACGGTGCTCTGCCCGTGTTGCGGCAGCGCGCTGCATGCCGTGCGCTCGCAGAACATCGAGTCGCACCGGCCCCCGCCCGAGACCGTGCAGATGCGCTGCCTGGACGTCCGTTGCGACGAGAAGGGTGTCGTCAAGCTGGTCCCGCTGCCGCGCATCGACGTGGAGATCCAGGCTGAAGAGGGCGAGGCCGTACAGGTCGAGACCAAGAAGGGGTGAACCATGGGCTGGCGCGATCTACTCGATGAGGCCGTCGGACAGGTCGACGCCACCGGCCACCTCCTGAAGGGGGTGGCCCTGCAGCCCGTCGCCGGTCTGGCCGGCGGCAGCAGGGCCATCAGTTCGCTCCTGCGCGGCGAGGGCCTCGACGCGGCGACCCGCAAGGGGGCCGAGACCGTCGAGGCTTACGAGGGCCTGGGCGGCGGGCCCTACACCGACGTCGGCCGGGCCCGCCTCGAAGGGCTGGGCCAGAACATCAAGAAGGGCGGCGAGTGGGCCACCCAGAACGTGCCCGGGGTTTCACAAGCCAGCAGTGCCTGGGACCAGTACGCCCAGAGCAACCCGGGCATGGCCGCAGCCGGCCTCGGGCTGATGGACGTGGGTCCGGCCGGCCGGGGCAAGAAGGCCGCCGCAGCAGCCGAGAAGGCTGCTGCCAGGATCAGCGAGAAGGCGGCCCAGTCGGCCAAGACCACGCTGCGCCAGGACGTCGAGGCGGCGGCAGCGGCGGCCACACCCGAGGCTCCATACATCCAGACGTCCTCGACCACCACCGGCAACCTGCTGCCGCGCGGGCAGGGGATGTACGACCCCAGCACGCCGCAGAAGGCGCTGTCGCGGATCGGGCGCGAGGGCCAGTTCACGCCGCGCATGGAAGCGCTGATGGAGAACCCGAGGGCCAAGAAGGCGCTCGACACCCTGATCGCCAAGGGCTTCGAGATCAACCCCGAACTGGCCGACTGGTACGGCACCTACCCGCTCAAGCAGGCGTTCTCCAACGAGTGGGGCGGCGACGACCAGTGGCGGCGCTTCCTGGCGCAGATGGGGAGCCCGAGCCAGCGCAACCCGGTGCCGCAGCAGAACCGGATGGGCAGCGTGCTGTGGAACTGGGACGTCCAGGGCCGGCTGGCCGACCCCAAGGTGCGCCTGCTGACCAACAAGCTGCGCGAGCAGGGCGTGACCGAAGGCCCTGGCGCGCTGGCCCTGCCCGAGGGCTACGGGTCGCTCGCGCAGACCGCGATCTTCGACCGCGCCGCGCAGATGGCGCAGGGCGTGCCGCTGGAGCAGGTGCTCGACTACAAGAAGAAGCTGGGCAGCTTCGATGAGAACCTCGCCGGCAACATGCACCCCGTCACCGTGGACGTGAACGCGACGAAGGCCCCGGTGATGATGTCCGAAGATCCGGCATGGCTGAAGACGCTGCTGGTCGAGAAGGACGACAGCGGCAAGGTCACCGGCAAGCACACGCCGCGCGCGGACTATGCGTCCGGCAAGCTGTCGATGGCGGATGCGCTGAAGCGCCCGGGGCTCTGGGCCGACGCGCCCGAGGGCAGCGAGTACGCCGGCCTGGAGCGGATGTGGCAGGACGCCTCCAGGCGGTCCGGCGTGGAGCCGGCCCAGGGGCAGGCGCTGGGGTGGTACGGCAGCGCCGACATCTCCGCGCTCAAGAGCCCGCCCGAGCAGTACATCCAGAACATCGAGCGCCTCGTGCGCGAGCGTGCAGCGGCGACCGGCAAGCGGCCGATGGAGGTGCTGACGGACTTCCTGCGCGGCAAGGGTCACCTCGCGGTGGGTGGCGGCGCAGCAGCCGCCCTGGCGGGGGCGCTGCAAGAGGAAGAGAAGGGCATGCAGTGACCCGAACCGTCTACGTCTACACGAAGGCCCCGGACGGCACCGTCGAACGCCACGAGAAGCTCGAGCCCCAGCGTTTAAACGCCGACGCGGGGGCCCTCTGGGGCGACCGCAGCTACGATGGCCTGAAGGCGACCGACGGGTCCGACATCGGCACGCGGACCAAGCACCGCGAGTACATGCGACGGCACGGCCTGACGACGGCCGACGACTTCAAGGACGTCTGGGCCAAGGCCCAGAAGGATCGTGACCTGTACCGCCAGGGATTGGCCGGCGGTGCAGTTACCCGTAACGATATTGCCGAGGCGATGGCCCGGCTCCAGGGGAGCAAGTGATGGGCGAAGACGATCTGCGGGGCGACATCGCGTCGGCCCTGGGCGACAATGACGGCGACTCGACCGAGGTCGTGGTGGAAACACCCGAAAGATCGGGGGATGGTGAGTCTCCGAAGATTCCCGCCGCCTCCGAGCACCGTGCGGCGACCCCGGCCGAGTCACCCGCCCCGGAAGGCGACGGCAAGGTCCGCGACAGCCTGGGGCGCTTCGTCCCGAAGGCCAAGGAGGCCCAGGAAGGCCCCCAGGGCGCTCCAGGCACCAACGGTGCCACCCCGCCCGTTCTGACGCCGCCAGCGGCCCCCACGCAAGCCCTGGCCCCATCCCCGCCGGTCCAGTCGCCCCAGTCTTGGTCGCCGCTGGTCCGCGACGAGCACTGGGCCAAGCTGCCTGCTGCGGTGCAGCAAGAGGTGCTGCGGCGCGAGCAGGAGGTGATCCAGGCGTTCCGGCAGGTCGCGCCGGCCCGCCAGTTGGGCGAGCAGTTCTACAACGCCATCCAGCCCTTCATGCCGGCGATCCAGGCCGAAGGGGTCGAGCCGATCACGGCGGTGACGAACCTGATGCAGTTCGCCACCCGGATGCGGATGGGCACGATGGGCGAGAAGGCCGCCACCCTGGCGCAGATCGTCAGCACCTACGGGGTCGACATCCAGGCCCTCGATTCCGCCCTGGCGGGGGTCGCGCCCCCGGCCCAGGCCGACCCCAGGCAGGCGGTGAATCAGGCCGTCCAGCAGGCGCTGCTGCCGATCTACCAAGCCGCCCAGCAGCGCCAGCAGATGGTCCAGCGGCAGGCCGACACCGCCGCCTCGACCGAACTGGAGACCTTCGCGGCCGACCCGAAGAACCGGTTCTTCAACGACCTGCGCCGGGACATGGCCGACATGATCGACATGGCCGCGAACCAGGGCCGGGATCTCAGCCTGCAGGAGGCTTACGACCGGGCCGGAATGTTGCACCCCGAAATCAGCAAGACTATGATCGCCGAGCGTCAGGGGGCGAGCGCCCACCAACTCACTGCTGCGGCTCAACGAGCAAAGGCTTCAGCGGTCAGCGTGCGGGGCACGGCCCCTGTCGGCAACCCGGGCGGGCCCGAACCGTCTTCGATACGGGAGAGTATCGAAGCTGCCATCGAGGCCCACTCCCGGTACTGAGGTCGAAGGACCGAGTAGCCCTTGAGGGTGGACCCGCCACGGCGCGCCACCACCCCTGGGAGGTGAAACGCCACCGGAGGCATCAGGTGAACAGGCGCGGTATGTAACCGCAGGCTTAACTTCATCTGGAGGCTCCCATGGCCGTTCCCAACGTAAGCGACATCGTCGCGACCACGATCCAGTCACGCACCCGCAAGATCGCGGACAACGTGACCAAGAACAACGCCCTGTACAAGAAGCTGGACATGCGGGGCAACCGCAAGACGTTCAGCGGCGGCAACGTGATCTACCAAGAGTTGTCCTTCGCGCAGAACGCGAACGGAAGCTGGTACTCGGGCTATGACCTGCTGCCGGTCGCCGCTTCGGACGTCATCAGCGCGGCCGAGTTCACCATCAAGCAGCTTGCCTGCCCGGTGACGATGTCCGGCCTGGAGACCATCCAGAACGCCGGCAAGGAACAGATGATCGACCTGATGGAGGCCCGCATCAACGTCGCCGAGTCCACGATGGCGAACCTGATGGCCGAGGGCATCTACAGCGACGGCACGACCTATGGCGGCAAGTCGCTCACCGGCCTCGCGGCCTGCGCACCGGCCCTGGCACCCGCCTCGCAGTCGACGGCCTATGGCGGCATCGTCGGCACGACGTGGCCCTTCTGGACGTCCAAGTACACGCTCACGGCAGCGCAGACGGCGGCCAACATCCAGGGCTTTATGAACACGATGTGGGCGAGTCTCGTGCGTGGCACCGACCGGCCGGATCTGATCGTGATGGACAACGGACCCTGGGGCGTCTACATGGCGAGCCTGCAGGCCCAGCAGCGCTTCACCGGCACCGAGATCGGCAACCTCGGGTTCCCGGCGCTGAAATTCATGGACTGCGACGTGATCCTCGACGGCGGCATCGGCGGCTACTGCCCGACGAACACGACGTTCTTCCTCAACACCAAGTACCTGTTCCTGCGCCCGCACTCGGCGCGCGACATGGTGCCGTTGAGCCCGAACAAGCGCTATGCCATCAACCAAGACGCCGAGGTCTCGATCCTGGCCTGGGCGGGCAACCTGACCTGCAGCGGCCGGCAGTTCCAGGGCCGGATGGTTGGAGCGTAGGTCTACAGTGGCGCGTCCGGCGGGGCCCCCGCCGGACCTGTCAACCAAACGGAGAACCTATGCAGCCATTCCTCGCACTCATCACGCCACTCACCGAGCCTCCGGGCGGCGGTGGTGGCGGTGGCGGCGGCCAGCCGCCTCTCGGCATCTGGGGACCGACCGACCCTCGGCCCACCTTCCCGATCTCGGGATGGAACCCCGGCACCGGCAACTTCCCGGAGCAGCCGCCGACAGGTGGCGGCGGCCAGCCGCCGGTCCCGTCGCACCCCATCGCGGGCGGCCCGTGGCCCACTCACCCGATCTTCTTCCCGCCGGGCACCCGCCCGCCGGGCCAGGGTGGGCCGATGCCTCCGCAGCCAGGACAGCCTCCCGGCTTCTGGGGCCCGAACGATCCGCGCCCGACGCTCCCGATTGCCGGCTGGAACCCTGGAACCGGCCAGTTCCCGGAAGGCCCGGGCGGCGGTGGCGGCGAGTCGCCAGAACCGAAGTTCGAGATGAAGACGGCATGGTCGCAGCAGACCGGCTGGATCGTCATCTTCGTGCCGGCTGAAGGCACGCTCGTTCCGACGCCCTCGAAGGAAGGCTCGGAGTCGGGCGGCGAAGAGTCCGGCGACGAGTGAAGCAAAGGCCCGGGCTTCATCGCCCGGGCCGTTTAAACACTGGAGCTACACATGCCCGCAGGACTTCCCGGCAGCACGGCTGCTCAGAACCTCGCCAACCCCAGCCTGGGGCCGTCGGTCATCTTCGACCTGCTCTCGGGCCCGAGGGGCTCGCCTAAGGACCGCGACGTCGACATCGCCTACAACGCGGCCCCCAACTCCGCTGGCACCCCCAGCAACAACGCCTCGACGGGTGCGCTCTCGACCGGCATCGGGTTCGGCTCGCCGCCGATCTTCCCGCCGACGGCACCGGCCAGCATCGTCGCCGCAGGCTTCAACGACGACTACGTCCCGGGTGTCACCAAGCCCGACGGCACGGCTGCGGCCAACGCGACCATGATGTACATCGGCGGCGGGCGGTCCCTCGCCGACGGCACGTCCAACCCGTACACGGCCGGTTTCGGCATCGGCATGGCGGGCCAGGGCGGCCTGCGTGACGCTGGCGCAGGACCGACGACCTACACCGGCTTCCCGACCAAGACGGTCACGGCCGTGGGCACGGTCGCCAACGGCGCGGTGGTCGAGACCGGCTTCGCCAACCGCTCGGGCGTGTCCATCACGATTGGGCAGTCGGTGTTCGGCGTGTCCAGCACCGCCAGCGCTACGCCGGCCTGACCGGAGCACGCCATGCTGACCGCTGGCGTGCTCAAGTTCGACCTGCAGGGTCGAATCCTCCTGTCGAGCAAGCCGCCGGTCAACTTCAACGGCGGCACCCCCATCGCCGCCGACGGCGGCCTCGCCATAGCGGCAACAGGGACCGCCCCCGAAAGGTTCCTCGCCGCCATCGGCTACCTCAACAACGGGGCCCTCACCGACAGCAACAACCCGCTGGTGCCGCAGGGCCCTGGCGTGGCGACGAACACGCTGGGTCAGGTCCGGATCTCGACCGACCTGCCGGCCTACTGGTACGCCGGCCTGCCGCTGACAGCCCAGGGTTACCTGTCGACCAGCCCCCGAATCGCATAGGCGGCTTCAGCGGGATGGGCCGCCCACGCTTTCCCAACATCCCGCGCACAAGGAGAACCCACATGACTCTCGACGCGCAGCAGGTTGAAGCCCTGCAGAACAGCACACCCACCGACTGGACGAAGTTCGACCAGACCGTCGGTGCCGACGCACGCCGGTTCGGGCAGGCGACCGGCGGCCTGCCGCCCGGGATGGGCCCCGGCCACGACGACACCCTGCTGGTCCGCTTCTTCATGCGCCCGCGCATCGACGTCGAGGCTTCCACGAAGGAGAACCGGCCGATCTTCCGCGACGTGCCTCACGTCGAGATCGCGATCCCCGGGGACAAGAACAACATCGTCACCGCCGAGGTCTGGGACCAGCACATCCGGCGCTTCCCGCAGTACTGGGCGCAGTTCCAGGCCGGCATCAAGGATCAGGTCGTCGGCACGCCGCTGAAGGTGGCCCCGTTCCTGACCGAGGCCCACGTCGAGGAGCTTGCCTACTTCAAGATCCGGACCATCGAGCAGCTTGCGAACCTGTCCGACGCCAACATGACGTGGCAGGGCGCGCGCGAGATGCAGCAGGCGGCCCGGAAGTACCTCGACAAGGTCAGCGGCAACGAGGCCCTGATGGCCCGCATGCACGCCATGGAGGCCGAGATGCAGGCCCTGCGTGACGCCAAGGCCCAGGCCGAGGCAGCCTTGCTCCAGACCGACATGCCGATACCGCCGCAGCCGTCGGATCAGCAGCGCAAGGGCAACCTCGCGCGCCCTCGTTAAGCCTGGAGCACCAGCATGCCGTACCAGATGACCGACTTCTCGTCGCTCGCGACGTTGATCCAGTCGGTGTGCTCGCTGGTGTCCCTGCCGGCCCCGGCCGACCCGGCCGGCTCGACCGACACCAACATCGCGCTGATGCGGACGGCGGCGAACTTCGCCAGCCTGGAGATGCTGAACGCCTACGAGTGGAGCCAACTCACCAAGAGGGGAAGCCTCACCGTTTACACGGCCACCCCGCCGGTCCCGGGCGCGCCGACCGAGGTCGCCTTCGACCTGCCCGAGGACTTCTACCGGATGATCGACCAGACCACGTCGCGGTTCGGTCCGGTCGCGCCCCAGGGCTGGATGATCTCGCCCAACTCGTCGCTGGCGTGGCAGATCCGGCAGCGCCAGATCTGGTTCCTGGCCCCGCCGCCGGCACCCGGCCAGCCCTTCGACTACATGTACCTGTCGCGGGCGCTCGTGCGGGACGCCGACGACCCGAGCCTCTACAAGAACGTCGCCAGCAAGAACGGCGACGTCTTCCAGCTTGACGGCATCCTGATGTCGCTGCTGACCCGGGTGAAGTGGCTGGAGGCCAAGGGCTTCGACAGCAGCGCTGCAGTGCGCGACTTCCTGCTGGCCTTCGACAGCCGGATCGGTGCCGAGAAGGGCGCGAACGTCCTCAACATGGCGGGCCGCCCCGGCTTCCCACTGATCAGCACGGGCAACCTGCCGACGAGCCTCTATGGCGTGTGAATTACGGGTAACGAAATGCCGCTCGATCTCCCCCCTGGCTGGGCCATCACCCACACCCTGGAGCACGTCCCTGACCCGAATGAGGGGACCGAGCCGATGGCGACCGGGCCGGGCTTCGACCGCTGGACCTGGATCTGCACCGACGAGCGCGGACAGTACGTCTGCGCCAGTGGGTCGGGGCCCGACTGCGAGTCGCAGGCACTGAGCATGGCCCAGGCCAGGACGCAGAAGCGTCCCTACGACACGGTGAGCCGCTGATGGTCCTGCAGGTTTCACCCCACCCGCGCCGGACCATCCCGCGCCGGTCGAGCGCGACCCAGACGCATTCGGCGTTCGCCTTCCCGTCGCCGCAGAAGGGGATCAACACGGCCCAGCCGCTGACGGCCGGCAGTCCGCTGACGGCCCTGCGCCTGGAGAACCTGATTCCCCGGGCCCTCGGGTGCCAGATGCGGCGGGGCTTCACACGCTGGACGTCGAACCTCGACGGCGAGGTGCGCAGCCTGATGAAGTACCAGCCGGCGCTCGGCGTCCCGAAGATGTTCGCGGCGACCAGCACGGGCAAGATCTACAACGTGACGACGGCCACGCTGTCGGGCGTCACGCCGGCCGCCGTCACGACGGTGACGGGCGGCACGCCCCCGGGCGAGTGGACGTCGCTCAACTTCGTGTCCCAGGCCGGCGTGCATGGCCTCGTCTGCGTGAACCCCGGGAGTGGATACTGGGTCTACAACGGCACGACGTTCACGCACGTCACGATGGGTGCCGGGGTCGGTCAGGTCGGCGGCGTCAACCCGAACCTCTTCACCTTCGTCACCGTCTTCAAGAACCGGCTCTGGTTCATCGAGGGCGGCAGCACCCGTGCGTGGTACTTGCCGCTCGGCCAGTTCTACGGGGCGGCGGTCTCGTTCGACTTCGGCGCGATGCTGCCCAACGGCGGCGAGCTTGCGGCCCTCATCAACTGGACCGCCGACGGCGGCGGGGGCCAGGGCAGCAGCACGGGCGGCGGCACGGTCAACAACCAACTCGTGGTCGTCAGCGACCAGGGCGACGTGCTGGTGTACGGTGGCGACGACGCCTCCGACCCGAGCCTGCCCGAGCACGTCCAGGGCCGCTGGTACGTCGGCCGGGTGCCGACCGGGCACCGGTTCTTCAGCCTGTACGGGTCCGACGTGATCATCCTGTCCGAGCGCGGCATGTGCTTCATGTCCGAACTGATGCGCGGCCAGGGTTTCTTCGAGAACGTCGGCACCGCCCAGGCCATCAACTCGGCCCTGGCGGTCGACATCGCGGCGAGCCTCGACAGCCGCTACTGGGAGGTGGTCTTCCTGCCCCAGGAGCAGTTGATCATCATCAACCGGGCCGAGATCAACACCGAGAACCTGCAGTGGGTCTACGAGGTGAACAACCGCGCCTTCGCGACCCTGCGCAGCATCCCGATGCTGACCGTGGCGACCTTCAACGGGGCGTCCTACTGCGGAGATCTCAACGGCCACGTCTGGTGGATCTTCGAGGGTAGCACCGACGGGGCCGTCGATGACGTCCCCGGCCTCGATCTCCAGGCCGTCTGCGTGACCGCCTTCCTGCCGCTGGGCGAGGGCATCCGGGTCAAGCGCTTCCTGATGGTCCGGCCGAGCTTCATCTCGTCCTCGGCCCCAGGCGTGCAGACACGTCTGAACGCCGAATGGAACCTGGGGGCACCGAGCAGCGTGCCGCCCTACCTCGGGGCCGGCGAGAACCTCTGGGACGTCGCGACGTGGGACTTGGCGACGTGGGACGGCGAGGGCCAAAGCTACGAGGGCTGGGCCGGCGCGTCCGGCACGGGCAGGTACGGCTCCCTGGCGATGCGCGTGCGGGGCGCGGCCGACACGATCTTCGTCGGCTGGCAGGCCCTGGTCGAGCAGGGAGGCATCCTGTGATCACCACCGAGAACCAGATCGGCCTGATGCGCTGGATCTGCGACCGGATCGGCTACATGCCGTCGCCGTTCTTCCGCGCCATCGGGAGCCTCAGTCACATCGACGGGCACTTGCGCGGCGTGGTCGGCTACGACAGCTACAACGGCGCGAGCGTGGTGATGCACATGGCCGGCGAGCCGGGCTGGATCGACAAGGCGATCCTGCACGCCGCCTTCGACTACCCCTTCAACACGATGGGCTGCTCCCAGGTGCTGGCGTTCGTCCCGAGCGGGAACGACGTGGCCCAGGACATCGACACCCGGCTCGGCTTCGAGACCGTGGTGGAGCTTGAGGGAGCACACCCCGACGGGTCGCTGATCGTCATGCGGATGAAGCGCGACGACTGCAAGTGGATCTCACCGCACAGGACGCATTGACATGGGCAAGAAGTCAGCACCGCCGCCGCCGCCCGACTACCGGGCCCAGGCCGAGGCCACGGCCAAGAGCAGCCAGCAGGCGCAGACCCAGGCCGACTGGGCGAACCGTCCCGACCAGACGGACATGTACGGCAACAAGACGTCATGGTCGACCCAGGCCGTGGTCGACCCTGCCACCGGCCAGACGATCAACAAGTGGAGCCAGAGCACCCAGCTATCGCCCGACCAGCAGGCCGCCGTCGACTCCGAGATGGCGATCAGCAAGGGCCTCATGGGCACCGCCCAGGGCATGCTCGGCCGCGCCAACGAGGCGGTCTCGAAGGACTTCGACTGGGGCAACCTCCAGGCGATGGGCAAGGTGCCCCAGTCCGGGCAACTCCAGGGCGCGGGCCAGGGCCTGATGTCCGGGCTGAACACCGCGAGCCTCGGCAGCATGCCGACCGCCGACGACCAGGGCCGCCAGCGGATCGAGAACGCGATGTTCGACCGCATGCGGCCCGAGCACCAGCAGGCCCAGGCCGGCCTGGAGGCCAAGCTGGCGAACATGGGCCTGACCCGTGGCAGCGAGCAGTGGAACCGGGAGGCACAACGACTCGGCGACCAGCAGTCCCGCGAGCGCTACAACGCCCTGGAGGCCGGCGGCGTGGAGCAGCAGCGCCAGTTCGGCATGCAGATGCAGGGCCGCGAGCAGGGCTGGAACGAACTGATGGGCGCGGGCACGTTCCAGAATCAGGCACAAGCCCAAGGCTTCAACCAGAACGCGGCCCAGACCCAGCAGAATTTCGGGCAGAACCTCCAGGCGGCGAACTACCAGAACCAGCTTCGCCAGCAGCAGATCGCCGAGCAGCAGATGGCCCGCCAGATGCCGCTCAACGAGTTGAACGCGTTCATGTCCGGGCAGCAGGTCGGCGCGCCCCAGTTCGGCAACTTCAACACCTCCCAGGCGGCCGGCGCGGTCGACTACACGGGCGCGGCGAAGGACCAGTACGGGGCCAGCATGGACGCCTACAACGCCAAGCAGAAGCAGCAGGCCGGGCTGATGTCGGGCATCGGCTCGATTGCCGGTGCCGGGATCATGGCGTTCTGACATGGCCGTCACCGTCCTGCAGTTCTCCGGAGGGATCGACTCCCTCTGCATGCTTCTGCTGCTGCGCAAGAGCAGCAGGGCGGGGGCGCATGTCGTCACGGTCCTGACCGACGGGGCCTACCCGGACGCCGAGCAGTACCTCCAGGCTGTCGCGAACGAGATGCGGATGTACACGTTCCACACGGTCCGCACCGAGCGCTACCTGCCCCACTACGGCCAGCCGGTCGACATCGTCCCCCTGCGCTGGACCGCCATGGGCCAGCTTGCCCGGGGCACGCACGACGTCCGCTATCAGGACGCCTTCTCGTGCTGCAACCGGGCGATCTGGGAGCCGCTCGACAAGAAAAGCCGGGCGCTCGACGCGACCGACATCTACCGGGGCCAGCGCAACGACGACCGGCTGAGATCTCCGCTGAAGGACGGCGACGAGGACCGGGGCGTGCGGATGCACTTCCCGCTGGCCGACTGGGGCCGCCAGGAAGTGCGCGAGTATGTGATCGACAACGCCCCGCACCTCTTGCCCGAGTACTACGCCATGGGCGAGCAGACGTCGCGCGACTGCCTCGACTGCACCGCCTATCGGGCCGACAACGCGATCCGGGTGGACAACCTGCCGGATCTCGAGAAGCAGCGTGTAAACGGGCTGATCACCCGCTGGCACAGAGATGTGATCACCGAACTGGAGAACCCGAAATGATGCCTGGACAACCCCCGAGCGACCCGATGGCGTATGCCCCCGTGGCACCGCAGCAGCAGCGGCCCGACCGCGACCAGATGCTGATGGAGTACCTGATGCAGCAGGGCGCGGCCCAACCCGAGCAGCAGAAGATCGCCCAGCAGCGGGCCACGGCGAACCTGCTTCGCCAGGGCGGCATGCAGGCACCCGGCATGCGCAGCAGCCGGGCCAGCACGGGCGGCACGATGGACACGGCTCCCCACCCGTTGGAGATGCTCGGCCAGCTTGCCCAGGCCGGTGCCGGTGCCTACACCGGCATGCAGGCCGATGCGTCGGCCCAGGCCGCCCAGGCCCTGCAGGGCCAGCAGCTTGCCGACCTGCGCAAGCGGATGTACGGTGCAGCGCAGACGCAAGGCGAGGCGCAGTTGCCGATGGGCGGGGGCATGTAGGGGGTCGTCATGTCCACGTTCGGTCTCGACATCACCGGCATCCTGCTCGGCCTCCACGAGGACCAGCAGGCGGCTGCACGCTCGGCGGCTTTGCGCGGCAAGCCGCCACCGCCGCCGGCTCCGGTCGCCGGCCTGGGTGGCGGGGCGACCGGGGGTTGGGACAGTCCGCCGCCGCAGCCGACGCCGCAAGCGATCCCGCAACGACCGATGCCCCAGCCGCAGGCCCAGCCGCCCCGCCAGGGCACGATGCTGCCTCAGGCCATGGCTACCCAGCCACAAGGCCCCCCAGCGCCTCCTGCGGGCTCTATTGCGGTCGACCCCGACACCGTCTGGGAGAAGGAGAACGCCGACCTGATGAAGAAGCAGGCGAAGCTGCTGACCGAGTACCAGCAGTCGCTCGCCCCGCCCGACATGACGGCGGCCCAGGAGGCTTACGGCAAGCGGGCCGACCGGGGCGGCAGTCAACTCCTGCTCGCCCTGGCGGCCCAGCATGCCGGCGACAACTACAAGGGCGTCCAGGGCCACTTCCTGAAGCAGGCCGCCGAGGCGGCCGAGCCGATGAAGGTCCAGGGCGGGACGCTGACCGACACCGGCTTCATCGAAGACCCGGGCTACCGCCAGGAACTGAAGCTGAAGCAGATCCAGGCCCAGATGGCGCAGTACCAGCACATCATCGACGGCAACAACACCCGGCAGGCGAAGATCGACGCAGCCAAGGAGATCGAGCGGCTGAAGCGCGAGGGCTGGGAGTACCAGCGCGGGACGGCGGTGCAGGTCGCCAACATCACGGCCGGCGGGATGGGGGCGTCGGGCCCCGGCAAGGCCGACTTCGAGGGCATCCACGCCCCGACCGGGACCGAGGTGATCCGGGGCAAGGACGGCCGGGCCTACCGCGCCACCGGGCAGGTCGGTGCCGACGGCAAGGCCGTGTACGAGCCGCTGCCGGGGACGGAGGGCGGCAACATCATCCCGAAGGCGACCTACGAGAAGAACGTCCACGACGCGACCGAGGCCGCCCAGGCACACGACAACATGACGACCCTGCTCGCCAGGGTGCAGGCCCAGCCATCGGCGTTCGGCCTCGGCCCGTCGCTGGCCTCCGCAGTGCCCGGCGTGCTCGGCAAGTCAAAGTTCCAGACGATTGCCGGCATGACCCCCGAGGCGAAGGCCCTGCGGTCCAACTTCGCCGAGGACGCGGCGAAGGAGATGAACCGGCTGTACGGTGCGGCCCAGTCGGCCGGCGAGGCGGCCCGGGCCCAGCAGTTCATCATCTACCCGCAGACCGACTCCATCGAGGAGGTGATCACCAAGCTGGAGGGCGGCCGGGCCTATGCGGCCGACGCCAGGAAGCGTTGGGGCAAGGCGGTCGGACAGGCCGTGACGGCGCGGACCGGCATCGCGCCCGAGGCTTCAGCACCGGCAGCGCTGCCGGCCAAGCCGAAGTTCGCGATCAACCCGACGTCGGGTGAGCGGCTGCAACTCGTCAACGGCAAGTGGGAGCCGGTGCCATGAGCGCCACGCCGAAACCGCCGCCCGGCTTCGAGGTCGAGGAAGATCCGCCGCTGCCGTCGGGGTACATCCTCGACCGGCGCGGCGTCAAGTTCG